CAAAGACAACAACAATATTAAATATTTGCTGATTATCCATTCAATACTCACTCAAAATCTGCTTTAGTAAAACCAAAGCGCTCAATCATTGACAAATCTTCAACATCTTCCCAAATTGGCTCTAGCTTTTCGCCATCATAATCAGGCTGATTGTAGCCATCAGGGTAAACTTGAATATTTTGCTTTCTTGTCATTGAGCCTTTTAGAATCTGCATAAATTGCTCATGCTCAGGCGTTCCAACAATAGCGTCTAAATCTTCTCTAGTATTGATAATGGTTTTCATATTTCCTCTCTAACCAGTTAAATAAATTTCCTGTATCAGCCCATTCAGCATGACCTCTCCATGAAGCCAAAAATTTATCCAATGCCAAATTATCGCCAACTCTTACATATTTATCAATTTTTCTTTTTGCATTTGTAACACTTGATTTTCTTAATAATTTGTAATTTTCCCATATTCTATACCCTAAAAAGTTAATCCCACTTTTAACTGGTCTAGCGTGCCATTTACTGATTCTCATGCCCATATTTTTATCTGAAAATTCAGCTATTTTGTAAAAATCTGACCTTAATTTATCTAAATCTGAATCTAATATGACAATATCATCCATATATCTCGCCCATCTTCGATACTTTAATTCGTGATGGATATAGTTATCAATAATAGTGCCATACACATTGGCAAATAATTGGCTGGTTAAACTGCCAATAGGAATACCTATTTCATTGGGTTTTACTATTTCTTCAATTAAATATAAGGTCTTTTTGCATTTGATTTTTCTATGCACTAATTCAAGTAATATATTGTGATTAACGCTAGGAAAGAACTTACTAAAGTCTGTCTTTAAATAAAACAATGGCTTAGGCTCTTTTCTTAATTCTGACTGGATATATTTAACTCCAGCATGAGTGCCTTTACCAAGTCTGCAAGCAAATGTATTGGGTAAAAATGTAGCATCAAATATAGGCTCAATTACACCAACAATAGCGTGTTGCACTAGCCTATCCTTAAACTCTAATGCTGATACTAATCTTGGTTTAGGCTCAAAAATAGTAAAATGCCTATAATCGCCAATCTTGTAAGATGAATCTAGTAACTCATCTCTTATGTATTCTAGGTTTAATTCTTTATATTCTTTAAATTGAAGGTATCCAAAAGTCCTTTTTTTTGCTCTTGCTGTCCTAATAAAAGCATCTTTTAGATTATCAATATCTGCAATCTTTTCAATGAGGTTATTATAGGAATTCATGTCAGTAGCCCTGTTCTCATAGATACTAAGGGCATCCTGAACCGCACAATGTATTTGCCGAAGCAGGTAAAAATGGCTGACCATATCTTACTAGGTCTGCATATAAAGCCGTGGCATTTATATAGCGAAATACTAATATCGTCACAAGCACACCGCACACCAATGTTGTTGTTCGAATTCGAAGCTGAGTTGTTCCAATTCGAGCAACGAGAACCAGAGTTCGAGCCATTGTTCCAGTTGCCACCAAGGATGACAGCGTCTTTGCCCATTTCAACCTTTGCGCTTAGTTATCCATGACCCTAGCATACTGCCAATCTCCGAAAGCATAAATAAAGCTACTTTGTGCTGATGGACAGATATACCCCGTGTGCTTTGATGAACTAAGAAACGCAACCAAAATCGCAGTTGAGCCAAGCCAGCATCTGCGACATATAACTTGCCTACCTGATTCGTTTTACCAGCTTCATAAAACAATTCTGCTTGACCAAATAGGCACTTTAAAAACATATCCCTAGCAACTCCATGCTTTCTAGGCATTGACTGAGCTATTGGATACAAATAAGCAACCAATGTTTCATACTTTTCCATGATTGCCATTTGTTCATAATTAACTACATTGTCCTTAAATACTTCCATAGGGTCTTTCGACCCTATCAATCAAGTAACAAGTGGTCACAAGCACACCGCACACCAACGCCGTTGCTCGAATTCGAAGCTGAGTCGCTCCAATTCGAGCAACGAGAACCAGAGTCCGAGCCATTGTCCCAGTCGCCACCAAGGAGGACAGCGTTAGGTGCGTTGTATTCTGAGCCCCTACCTTCAGTATTAGCGTTCCATGATGCTCCTGCAAATGGCCCACCCCTATCGTCGCCCCATACCCATAAAACACCAGTAGATTGCATTACACCCCACTTTGATGTGTAAGCGGCATTTATGATAGTAGACCCTTGGTCTGTGCCAACAGATGATGCTTCAGTCGTGCCATAAGCCATTGCCATAAACTCTCTTTGAGTTAGCAAACGCTTACCATAAGCACTAGCAAGTTCGCATGATTCAAACCATGTCAAAGAGCCATAAGTTGTTGAACCATTGCCACCAAAAGCAGTTGGCACTTTAGGTGGACTTGAACCATCCGCCATAGTCACATTGTATTTAGATGTGCCATTAGCATCACAATCAGTATTGGCAAGGTAAATATCCACCCAAAATCCACCAGCCACCAAAGTCATACCTCTAGGGTCATTACAAGCTGGTCTAAATTTCAAGTCCCACAATGAGTATTCATTGATTTGAGGAGTTGAGTTACCACCACTTTGACCAGTTGCATTGCCACCTGCCGCATAATGGAATCCACCAACCTTGCGAGCATTAGCAGTAGGTGGACTTGTATGATTAGATGTAGCCTCTAATGTGCCGTCTGTCTTAGCCCAAATTGCATAGTCTGTGCCAGTTGTTGCAGTAGGCATTGTAATGCTTGTGCCACTAGCAATAGTCTTGATAGAGCCATTCACATCAATATACAAAGTTGTTGCTGTCTGTAATGTGAAGTTACCTGTCTTAGTCCATGCAACAATAGTTGGGTCTGCTTTTCTGAACAAACCTCTCTTAACAGCAGATATTAACTCGGCATCATAGGCTTGGACATCAGTTCCGATTGCTAGACCTAGAGAAGTTCTTAGAGTAGAACCTGACTCGACCACAAAGTTAGTACCATTGCCGATAATAACTCCATTGTCTGTGGCAGTTAAACCTGCAACATCAGCTAACTGAGCATCATAGGCTTGAACATCTGTGCCAATAACAAGACCTAGGGCAGTTCTAGCAGCAGAGGCTGTAGAAGCTCCTGTACCACCAGCAGCGATAGGAATAGTATCTCCGCTAGTACCAGCTTGTAAGTCCTTTAGATCAGACATAAGCTGACGAATAGCATTATTAATACCGCTAGGCGCACAGCCTTCTGCAATATTGATATTGTTAATATCGGTATTATTTGCTGGGTTTATATCAAATTCTGAGATTTTGGTTTTTGCCATGATTTTTCCTTAATTATCGTTAGTCTAACAAAGATGGAGCAGAAGTTCCACCTATTACACCTGATGCTGTGCTTTGTCTAATAGCTTGTTGTCTTAAATATTCATCTGTTAGACCTAATCTATTAAATAACCTTGCTTGCACACTAGGATCAATAGAAAATAACTCAGGAGCTAATTTCTCTGCTGTGATTGACCCAGTTCCTCTAGTAGATCTAATTAAATAATCTCTAGCTCCACCCATTAATCCTTTATTAAGAATCTGTGGCACTAAATCAGTTTCACCTTCAAACTCTGCTTGAGATACTGCTTTTGGCTGAGTTCTTGAACCACTTGTAAGCTGTAAGTCCACACCCCTGATTGCTCTCTCTCTAGCCAAATTAGCCTCTAGTCCTGTAAATGACTCATCACCTAACAAAACACGAAGTTGGTCTCTTTTCTCTGGAGATCCAAATACTCTGCGAACAGCATCTGCACCATCAGCACCAGAGTTAATCTTTAGCTTGACTGCATCATAAGCACCTACTGCAAAAGCATCTTTTTCTGCAGGGCTTAGTGCATCAAAAGTCTTTTTAAGCTCTCTTGCATCTAAATTAAAGAAGTTCTTGCCTTCTTCAATAGCATCAATAATAGATGTTGTTCCAGAATAGGCTTGTCTTGCTTGCTTATACTCTACTGGCACACCTTCATAGTCATCAATAAACTTAACAAACTCTGCTCGCTTTTCTTTTAACTTACTTAGCTCTGTCTTGCCAATACCGCTTGTAGGCATCTTTGCAACAAACAAAACATCATCTAAGCCTCGCTTGATATAGTCAGCAGTTTTTAGGTCAATGACATTGTTTGTTTCTGTAAGGCTTGGCAACTTAATGCCATCATATTCAGCAAGTGTTTGAGCTTTTTTATAGGCTTCTTGAAACTTAGGTAACTTCATAAAATCATCTAATGATTCACCACCAATAACTACATCTTTCTCATAAGCCTTTTGATAAAGTGGCTGAGACATCTTTGCTCTAGTTTTAATTAAGTTATCAGCTAAATCTAAAGCATCAGCATTGGTCTTAAATGCGTTTTGGAAGTCTGTTAATACTCGTTCTGCCTGACCAGCCTTTCTTTCCTCTACCAGCTTTACAGCAGCACTAGAACCACTTGGATACAAAGCAACTACCTCGCCCAATCGTTTAGTGGCATCACCGCCAACTTCCATGATTGTTTCTGGTTTATAGCCAGATTTGCGGATTGTGTCCATTGCTTGTCTAACTTGATCCACAGTTAGCTTGTCTTGTTGCAATGCTTGGATAATTTTTGTATCAGCTCTGCGCTGAACAGCATCATCAGAAAGACCTAGAAACTGAGCTGTTTTGCCAGTAATGTTTTTAACAATTGGAATATTCTTTGTGGCTTCTACTACAGATTGTGCGCCTGATTGAATACCAGTAACTTCAGCAGTTTTCTGTAATGTAGATCCTAGAACTTTTCCACCAGCCAAAGCTACAGGAGACAAAAAAGCACCTAGTTGTGCGCCTGTCTTAGCATTTTCTAATCTTTTACCTTCTTCAGCTTGACCAGCACCAGTAATACCGCCAAAGATTGTTCCACCAGCAGTTGTGCCAGCAACAGTCTTTACAGGTGTAGAAATTCTTTGTCCTGCTCTGACCAATGAAGGAATCTTTGATAAAACATTGGCTGTTCCGCTACCTGCAAGAAAAGCTGTAGGAAGTGATCCAGCAAGCTCTGTTCCTACCGCAGCTACTGGGTTTTCTGCTTCAAACTCTTGTTTAGCGAATTGAATAGCAGCCAAGTTTTGCTCGTATGGCTTCTTATTAGTAAGAGTCTTAATAGATGCCTCAAACTCATCACCAAAGCCAAATGATAGACCTTGTAACCCAGACTTAACTAATCCGTATTCGGCAGTTAATCCTTGTGCTTTAGAGTAGTTCTCAGCAGCTTTTAGGAATCTGTCTTGTGTGTATCCCTCGCCTTGAAGATATTGTCTAATTTCTGAAGCAGATGCCTCTGGCTTCATAAGCATAGCTCTTGAGTTT